AGACTTTAGCGAATTATGGAAAGACGAGGAAACAGAAAGCGGAAATAAATTATTAAACATTATAATAATTATTTTAAATATAATTATTCTAGTATTGTTAATAGTAAATAAATAAAATGGATAACGAGATAAAGGATACCGGAATAGAGGAAGGAATACAAAACCTATTCGGAACAAGCGGAGTAGGCGATGAACTGCTATTAAAAATAGCGGCGAATTATAGCACACAATTAAACATTAAACAAATAAAAATAATACTATATCTAGAAGCATTAAGCAAAGTATTACCGGAAAAAGAAGGAAAGATATTAAAAGATTTTATAGAAAGATGGATAGAATTAAAACAATTTAATAATTCAGCCCCGTACATTATGAAAGCATTAGATAGTATTAGTTTAAAGAAATTTATAGGAGAAAACGCATTTAAAGTAAATATTGAAAAATAGTAGTATTGACATTAAATTATAAACGAATATAATAAGAAAAAGGCCGATAATAAGTTAAAAAATATGGAAAAATTAAGATTTATAAAAATTAAAAGCAACGAGAAGCCGTTTAAATTAGATAATGAAAGCGAAATAACTTTTGATAAGGACTATAATATCATAGTATTCAGAAGGATCAGAAAAAATGGACAGATAGAAACCTACACAATACCATTAAGCGAATTAGAATATATAGTAGAAAAATAAATGGAAAATGAAACAGATAAAGAAATAGAGGAAGGAAAAAAATTATTAAGAGGACTATTAGACATATTAGAATGGTTTAAAAACAGCGGTTATTTATCAGAAAAAGGATTAAAATTTAAAGAATTTATAGAAAAATTAATAAAAGAATTTGAAAAATGCTAATCGGAATAATGGGAAAATTAGGAGCAGGAAAAACGCTAACATTAAGCGCACTAGCGTATTATTTAGGCAAGCAATTTAAAACTAACGTATACGCGAATTATGGACTGAAAGACGCACAAAGATTAGGAAGTTTAAAAGAATTTTGGAATATAGAAAATGGAATAGTAGCATTAGACGAATTATGGATAGACATAGACGCACGGAATTGGAAAAATAATATAACATTAACCAGATGGGCACTTCAGACAAGAAAAAAAGGACTTATAGTTATGTATACGACACAGCATATAAGACAAGTAGATATCAGAATAAGAAACGTAACGGACTATTTAATATACGCGGAAAAAAAGGCCGGAAACTTCAGCATAGCAATACTAGATTACCAGTATAGAGAAATAATAAAGAAAGCAATAATCAAAAACCCGGAGAAAATATTTAAACTATATAATACTTATGAAATAATAAAACCACTAGGGTACTAAAAAAGAAACATTAATTAAACTACTACTACTACAATTTAAATAATAATAAAAAGAGAAAAAATACGACTAATTATACTGAAAAAGAGACAAGAACCAATAATAACCGAACGGACGACGATTTTTATATAAATTAAAAATCGGAACGAACCGAACCGGAACGAACCGAACCTGAAAAATAATCAAAATACCTAAAAAACAATCAAATACTAAAAAAGAAACAAAGATACTAAAAAAACAACAAACACTAAAAAATACGACTAAATACTAAAAAAAGACACAGATACTAAAAATACGACTAAAAAAAACAAAAAATATGAAAAGTATAATACCTAAAAAAGATATAACAGAAAGAGAATTAAAAGTTATATTAGTACTAGCATATATAGGATTAAATAAGGAACTAGGAAAAGTAATTACAATAGAAAACATTAGACGATCATACCATACCATACACAATAGAGAAGGAATAACATATAACAAGATAAGAGGAGTAATAAATAAATTAATTGAAAAAGGAATACTAGAGAAACACACTATAACAATAAAAAACAGAAAAATTACAAAGTACAGAATAGCAGAAAATCTAATAATTTATTAAAAATGGGCCTGTGGATAACTTGCTATAGGAGAGGCAGAAATCACAAATATTAATATAATATATATAAATATAAATAAATAATTGTAATAACAACCCCCCCCATAGTAATTACCACCGACCCATATTAGTATGATAATTTTTTAAAAATTAAATGTCAATATTGAACTTGTGGATAACTTATAATATAATATATATGGACCGCAAGGACACCTTGCGAAACCATAATAAAAAGATATAATAATATTATGGACTATACAGAACTAATAAACCAATTAATAATAAATCAGGAAGTAATAATACAAAACGCGAAATTTATTATAGTAGTAATAAGTATATTATTAGGGATTGAAATGTTTGATATTATTAGAAAGATGTTTAATACTAAACTTTAAATATGGACTATAAAATTTTATTAGCAATTATAATAGGAGCGGTACTAGTAATATATTTAATAAATCTAGGAACGGAAAAAATACTAGTATTGATTAATAGAAATAATTTTGGTATAAGTAAAACATATGGACGTATTAAGCGAATTTTTAAATGAATACGGAATAGTAATAACTTATACAATAGGAGTTTTTATAGGAGTTATATTAATTAAAAATATAATTAAAATAATAAAAGGTATAAGAAAAGTATTATAAAATTATGGAACAAGCATTAATAACATTTACAGGACAATTAGGAGAAATTATAACAGATATATTACCGGTATTCTTTTGGATTATAGGAGGAGCAATCGCATTATTCGCAATAGGATTGATATTTAAAAGTATCAGGGCCGGAATAAAACACTTGACACGAGGAAAATAAAAGAATATAAAGATAATAGATATATAAATAAAGGTCGAATAAATAATTAATAAAATGAACCCAACATACTTGTTAGCATCGCTGATTACTTTACCAGAAGCGACAACGACATTACAAAGTATCGGACAATGGAGCGGTAGTTTCTTTTCTGAATTACTACCTATTGCATTGATCGGAGCAGGATTAATCGTAGGCGGATTGATTGCTTCGTGGTTGTTAGGAGTAGTTGTAAGAGCGGCCGGAAAATTGTTTGGTAGAGGACGAACCAGTAGACGAAGAGGGCGACGTTAGAATTGCAAACCGGAACATAATAGGAAGTAGTAGGATTAACGCTTGTTATCCCGCGAAATCCTAGCAGGTAGATATCAAGCTTTCTTCCTATTGTGGCCCGGGCAGCAATCCTAATAAAAATATATGTTAGCAACTTTACCATCAGTATCAGAATTTTTTAGTCAAGTAGGAGAATGGAGTAGTGGAATGTTTAATCAATTATGGCCTTTTGTAAAAGTAGGAGCTGGAATTATAGTAGGCGCAATTTTAGCCGTATTTATTCTAGAAATGTTAATAAGAGGAGCAAAAGCCGGACTAGAAGCAATTAGAGGCCGGAGAGAGTATTAAAATTATGTTAGCATTATTACCTACTTTAAATTTAGGAGATGAACTAGTAGACATCGGAGACGTTATAGGAAAAATAATAAAAGACCTATCGCCGTGGATAGGAATAGCATTTGCTATTTGCGGAACACTAGTAATAATAACAGCAATAATAGAATTAGTAATAAACGCAAACATAGAAAAAAAGAAAGGAAATAAACCAGTAATATATAATATATTTAATACGACTAAAACACAAACAAAACTCAAAGGGACGTTAAAAAAATAAAAAATGTTAATACCAAAAGCATTAGCATATAATTATATTGACATAGGAGACATAAATACTTTTGCAAGCAGTACATTAGGAATGACCGGAAAAATTTTTCAGGATTTAGAACCTATACTATTCTTTATTCTAGCAATTACTCTAGCAATTGTACTGATAAAAGTAATTATAGGATTTATAAGCGACTAGTATAAAAACACTACTTTATGGAAAAACAGGCCTCTAAACGCAAAAGAAACGCGATTATAAGCATTCTAGCATTAAGTATAGGCCTGATTTTAGGTTTAAATGTACCGGAAGCAAAAGCCGGAACGCTTTTTTATGATGATTTTGAAAGTTATGATACCGGACAATTAAATCAAGTAAGCGATTATTATAATGCCGGCGATAATGTTATAGTAGAAAACAATACTGGAATAAATAATAGCAAAAGTATAAAATGGAACGCGTGGGAAGAAACGGCATCAACAAAAAAGAATTTTGGAAATAATAATGTCAAGGTAAGTTTTTGGGTTAAAGTAGGAAGTAATAGAGGATATTATGATTTTTATATTAGCGAAAATAGCAGTAATGTTATTACGGTTATGATAAACGGGGCAGATCATTGGATAATTGATTATAAAAATAGTTGGAGAACAATTTACAATAACAATATAGCATCAGGTAGATGGATTAAAGTAGAAATTACATTAAAAGAACCGCACTATTATGATTATAAATTTTTTGATGATCAAGGAAATATATTAATTGAGGAATTAGACAATTATATGAGCGCAAGCGGATCATTAAAATTTATAGCACACGATAGATGCTGTTATTTAGACCATCTCACAATAGATAATCTAAAAATAGAACAAGTTACCAACGACGATTTAATAATTAGACGTTTTTTAGGACCGGAAAAAAATGCAATTTTAAATAAATTAAAAAGTATATATTACGAAGTAGAATATTATAATGGAGATGATTACGACAAGTATTATTCTTTTTTAGCACATTTTTACGATGCTAATACCGATGAATGGGTAAATACATTACTACCCGCAGCTTTAAAAATAGTAGAACCAACAAATAAACAAGTTGTTTTTGTTAATTATTTTCAATTAATACCAGACGGATTTTATTTACCAACGAATAAAAATTATTACATAGATATGGAAGTATTAAGATATGATAGTATTAATAAAGTTTGGGAAAATAATTATAGATATTATTCACACGCTTTTGAGTTTTCTTTAGTAGAAGGAGCACCAGCACCACCAACACCATCACCACCACCAGCACCAGAAGCACCAGAAATACCAACAGAAAGCGAGGCCTGTACTTTACCAGAAAACCCGACAATATTAAATTACGTACAAACCGGAATATGTAAGGCCTTTTATTTTTTATTCATACCGAATGAAACACAAAGAGAGGACTTAAGCGACGGAATGGAACAAGCCGTAGGAAACATAACAGACCAAAAACCAATAGGATATATAAAACAGATATATAATATATGGAAAGAAGTAAATGTAGTAGAATACGAAGGAGAAGGAAAAGCACCGGTAGAAATACCAGTTATAGGGACGACAATAAAAAATATAATCGCAATATTATTATGGGTAGTATTTGCAAAATATATAGTTAAAAGAATTGGAAGTATAGCATTATGATATTATATTATTTAGCAAAATTTTTAATATATATATTATATTTATTACTAGCACCAATTAGATTATTAGGAGATTATTTTGGACCAGCACAATTACCAACAGAATTTATAGAAAGTATATCAAGTATAGGACAAAATGTAAGCATATTAAATAATATATTACCAATAAGCACACTATTTAGTATTGTAGGATTAGTTATAGGATTTGAGGTATTAGTAATTATATTAAAGGTTATAATTAAAGTAGTAAGAGGATAAATAAAAATATGGACGAGGAAAACAAAAAAACAACAAAACTAGAAACAGATCTAATAAATACGTGGGAAAGAATAGACTTTAGCGAATTATGGAAAGACGAGGAAACAGAAAGCGGAAATAAATTATTAAACATTATAATAATTATTTTAAATATAATTATTCTAGTATTGTTAATAGTAAATAAATAAAATGGATAACGA